GATCCTGTATCACAAGCAGTTATTTTACTATCAAGAGAAGTAGTATCACCTGCGATTGTGGCGAGGCTTGTGTTGCCAGTAGTCTGTAGAGCACTCGTAGCACTACCAGTAGGTAAAGCACTTGAAGAAATTACAACCGATCCTGTGTTACAGGCGACAATCTTACCATCTAAAGAAGTAGTATCTCCTGCTATTGTGGCGAGGCTTGTATTTGCTGTAGATTGATTTGATGCTGTGGCGAAACCTGTGATTTGTCCTTCTTCAATTGAAACTTTTAAATTTGATCCAGTTGATAAAGAAGCTGGTAATCCAGCACCTTGTAAAACACTCGTTGCACCACCAGTAGGTAAAGCACTTGAACTTACTACCACCGAACCTGTATTACACACAGTTACTTTACTATCAAGAGAAGTAGTATCTCCTTCAATGGTACTAAGATGACCTATCATAGTGGTTTGGTTCGCCGCACTCGCATCTCCTCCCCCACTCATAGACACAACATTTACATCTAAATTACCAGAAGCATCGACTTTTAATGCTCTACCTTTAGCTCCACTTCTATCATAACCTAAAATTAATGAAGTAGCATTAGAACTGCCGTCTGAAATAGAACCAGTATTATTAATATCTCTGAGAGTTGCGTTATTTGCTGTAGTTAAAAGAGTTTCTACTCCAGCCATATCAACCTCTAAATTATCAACTGAAACTTCTAAAGTATCGGTATTGTCGACTATTCTTTGAAGTAAAGTATTACTTCTATGATTAAGTGTGTGTAATGAATCTCTATTATGGCTCATTCTATATATATAAAACAATAAATTATTTTAGTTTCATTTACAAAAAATCAAAACAATTCAAAAAAATAAATTAACTTAAAGAAAAAAGATACACATTATATTAATGTTGTATAAAGATCTAAATTTAAGTTCTAAAAATCAGTTGTCTAAAGAGATATTAGTTAAAGTTATTAAGTATGAAAATGATGTAGATAAGAAACATACTTCACGTGAATGGAAACAAAAAATTCAGAATGTTATTGATAGATATTCTAAACAACCTGAAAAAATGAAAAGACAAGTAATCTTTAATGAAGTATCTGCTCAATCTATATTTGATATATGTTTAAAAGATTTAAGTTTATTTATTAGAAGTGAAAATAAAATAGGAACTGGTAAAAAAGCAGTCTATGTTTATTTTATTAAGATACAGTTCCTTTCGACCAATTCGCCCTCAGGTTAGGGTTCTTTCTTTTTTTTGAAATCATTTCTTTAATTTTTTCTTTACCTAAAGATTTTAACACTTCAGAAGCTGTTAAAATTTTTTCTCCCTTTTTATGTAAAGGTCTACATAATGGGAATTTTCTACTGTCTTTATCTGATCTACTCCTACCACACTCAACTACTTTTCCTTTTATATATGCGTCCATATCTACCCATTTTTGTGAGAACCATTTATCGACTTTTTTAACTTTCTTTTCTTCTGAGTATTTACCACCCATATCCTTATAAGTTTTTACAAGAAAAGCAGATTTGTAAAGACTAGTACCTTTACCATACTTATCATTAGCTATATCTTTAGCTTTTTTATATAATCTAGGATTCATAACATTTTTAGGTGTGTCCATTTAAGATAGAATAAGAAAAGATTTAATATCTATATATTTTAATGAATAGAATGTATAGACCACTAGATAATTTTACATCAGGAGGAACTAAATTCTCGTTTGATTTTTCTCATATAGATAGTATAAGAATGAAGAAAATTGAAAATGAAATAGAAACTGTTAAAAACATAATAGAGATTAAGAATATCAGAAGACATGAATGTATAGATCAATTAATAGATCTTTATAGAAGTAATGCTTCTCATAAAAAAAGATTTGATAAAAATAGAGAATTAGAAATATTAGATGAAGAAATAAAAGAAAATAATAATCAATTAAAACTTTTGTTATTAAAAAAAAAGAAATTCACTTACCCTTAACTTTACCTTTAATGTTCTTTCTTGCCGTTTCGAGTTTTGCTCTTCTCTCTTTTGCCCTTTCTTCTTGTCTTTTCTTTAGTTCTTCTTTAGAGAGAATAGGACGATCAGATATTCTTTCTTTTTTAGGTTCTTCTTTTTTAGGAAATTTCTTTTTCAATTGTTTTTCAATCTTCTCCTGTGCTTCCTTGAATTCTGCAATTTCTCTTGGTCTTTTTGCTTTCTTTTTAAATTCTCTGACTAATGCCATTCTTTTTTTCATATCTTTTTCTGTACCAACACCAGTTCTTTTTTCCTTTTTCATTAATCCTTCAAATTTAGATTTATGTTCTGGTCTTAACATTAACTTAATTAATTCATCTTTTTTTAATTTAGAATATCCAGTAATATTAGTTGCTCTAATAATTTTTTTTAATTCAGGTAAACTATAAGAATTTAATATTTCAGCAGAGGGCATTTATAAATAAGTGATAGAAAAAAATTTAATCAACATTATCAATTTCAGTTTTAGATTTTAACTTTGGTTTATTTCTTAAATTATATTCTTTCTTTTCTATTTCTTTTTTAATTTCAACTTTAATTTTATTATCTTGTTTATCTTCTGTTCTACTCAATACATTCTCTATAATTTGTAATACTCGTTCTCGTGAATAACAATTCATAAAGTTCTTTATCTTACGGCATTCAGGGCACACCTTAGAAAGTAAAACATATTCACGCTCACACATAGCACATTCGAACGGCATCTTATATAAATAATAGTCAGATATTAATTCACTCAACTATTTCTCAATCTTGAAAAAGGTTGGTACTTGGAGCATAAAATTAAAGAAATTATTTCAGGACAAACTTCAAACTTTTTTCAAAAAAGATTTCTGGATTTTTCGCCCTCAAGTAGCAACCTTTTATTTTTGATGTAGTGGGTTCGACACCCTAAAAAAAAATGTGTGAATATATTAGGATATGCTTGATATACAAGAATTAAGTAGAATATTAAATTTCATAAATATGTCTAAAACTATATATGACCGCTCTGAATACAAATACGGAGTATATAAGAAAGTATTAGCTGAAATGTATCCTAGACATAGCGAATATAAACTAAAGAAGATATTTGATAATTTAATTTGTTTGGGATATATAGACCAAATCCCATTTAACAAATCCTATAGATATAAATGGAATGCTAAGACTCTTGATGCTAAACCTATATTAAAAGACAAACCCTTTATATTAGTATTTGAATAACTATCTCTTTTAAAAAAAAGAGAACAAAAAGAAATTCACCAGAGAATTCTAAATGAATGATATGATGGACTAGAAGGTAAGTTAATTACAATCTGACCTTGTTTATTTTTTATCTTCGAATGACGAATTCTATAATTTTTTCTTCTTTTAGCATCATTATGATCTAAAGATTTATATATACCAGTCTTATCTTTGAAGTGCTTATAACGATTATCACCGAAATGCACTTTCTTACCATCAACAATAGTCATTAACTTTTTATTCTTTCTATCTGACTTCTCATATTCATATTTACCGATTTTAACTTTCATAATTAATATCTACAAAGATAATATAATGCCCTATCATACAAAACCGAACGGTTATAAAAACACTAAGACAAGTGAAATGAAACCTTTAAATAAACCTAGAAAACAGTTAAGTAAATTACAAGTAGAGTTTATGAAGGAACATTCTAAAAAGCATAGTCCTGAACATAATAAAGAAATGCGAAGACTAATGAAGGAAGGTTTTTGTATAGAAATCGCCCACCGATTAGCTATGAAAAATGTTGGTAAGTAATAAAATAATAGAGTAATGTAGAATGGGTTTATTTAAATCATTAGGTAAATTCTGTGAACGATTTAGTTGTAAGTCGACATGTATGATAGAAAGAAAATGTGTTATACTTGAGACAGGTAATATACTTGATTTAAGTCAATATGAATTAACGATGCGTGATGTAAAAGATTTAAATAGAATAGCAAGTAAAAGAAAACCAACGCCAACTAAATTAAGTGAGGTCTAGATTTATGCCCAAAAAAATAATATTTTAAAATTATCTAAAGTTATTTTCTCATTATATTATAAAGAGTATAACTATGAGAGGAAGAAAAAATCCGAACAAGTCTAACTATCACTATGTTGCTCATTATTACGAAGGCGATGATATTGTAGATGAGAAATACTACATGACCATCAAGCATATACAAGAAGACCACCCTTGCTGTCGTAAGACATTAATGAAACAAATTGCTAATCCAGACCGTAGAAGTCATCTCATAAAAGATGTAAAATTTTATCGTGTGTCTGTACCTGTTAGTATTCAGGTTCTTAATCCAGAAGTTTCTAATTAGTTTTCTGCGATTTTTGGATATTCTTTTAATTTAGTTTTCTTATTTTTTTTATTTTCTTTTAGTTTTCGGCACTTAAAGAGAATAAAAATATATTTTTATGCCTTAAATCGGTAAAAAACTAACTTTTAAAACATAATTCGCATAAAACTAACTAATTTAAAGAAATCGCATAAAACTAATTCTCTTTATTCTTCTTTATTTTTTATTAATTGTAAGAAGACAGTATTGTCTCCTTGAATGTCTGTGGCTGGAGTTCCGTCTGGTGCTAAGATTCTTACTCTAAGTTTGTCTACATACTGTGGAATACCTTGATGAACATAAGGAATCGAACCCTGACCCTCATCGGTGGTATAATCACTAGTCGCATAATATCTTCCTACAATTGATTTAATCTTTTGATTCTGATTTGGTCTTTGAGAACTGTTGTGAATATTTGAATGAGGTAAACCTGAAATCTCGATTAAGAAATATCCATTAGATAAAGAACCAACTTCTCCACCTTCAGTCTTATGACCAACAATAGAATTCAAGTTATTTGTTTCTATAGTTTGTTCTGATAATGGTGGAACTTTGAAATAGTTCGCATCTGTCTTTTGATAGAAAGCATCAATACTAATAAGATTTTCTGTAGTGCTTTTTCCTGCTACGAAATCTGTAGCAAAAACATTTATATCTATTAAAGTAGGAGTATTACCATTATCTACAAAAGTCGCTCCATCAATAGGATTGTTAGGATTACAAAACAAACTCGCATCGAAACCCATGTTCTTAAATAAAAGTTTTTCTGTTTTTGGATTTCCACAACCTGTAAATGAAATACCTGAATGAGCACCTACTGTAAAGAATCTAGGTGGTGTTTGACCTGGTTGTTCTCTTTGAAGAACTATACCTGTATTATCGTCTATGATAGGTGAGTGTATTTGTTGAAATACAAATTTATTTAATGTATCGTCATAAATTAAACCTACCTGACTTGTTCCTAAAACATAATCGTCAGTAGCACTCGACAGAAATTTTAATATATTAGTTCCATCTTGAGCGATTAAAAATAAATCTGTTTCGTGTCCTAACAGACCAAAGTCTCCATCTGTTAATAATTGTTTATGACTTGTTAAGAAAGGTGTCTTAGTTGGAAATGAAGTATTATATAAAGTAGCATCTCCAAAATCGGCTGCTTCATCGAAAGGTTGAAATGTTGGATTAGTAGTCTTAGGGTCGATAGGTAATGGTTTAATTTGTTTCATTTGAACTTGACTTAATTGGTCAGTTATTGTTTTCGCCAAAGCATCTGGTTGATATGAACCTTGAGGAATTGCTACTTCTACACTAAATGTCATAGGAAAAAATGTTTCATTAGAAATGACTGGGTTTACATCTCCACTAAAATTCTGTGGATTTAAATCAAACTTATCAACATTAACTAAATCAGATTCATTAGTAATAGTGAAATCACTTATCTTAAATGTAGTAGTTCCTGGTGTTTTAGGTTTATATCTTATATTTAATGTTTTTGCTTTTGGGTCTGAATATATTTTGTAAAGAGGATTAGACCCACGACTTTCGGCAACCAATTGAAAACTTTGATTAACTGTTTTACCTGAACCATCTGTATATGAAAGACCTATTGTAGCTTGACTAAACTTAGCACTTCTTTGGTCTGCTAATATAATTTCACTACAATCTAAAGTGTCAGAAGGAGCAGTATTATTATAAGAAACAACATATTTTTTACCGTCAGGTTGAGGAATATAAGTAAAAGGTTGTCTTGAAAAATATTCTTGGTCATTTGATACAGTTGGTCTATAATTTTCTAAATAGATAAGGAAATTCATAGCAAAACTATCATTAGTATCATCTATAGTGATTCTTCCTGTAGATTGGTCTGTATTAGAAGACCTAGTATCAATGAAACAACTCTTAATACTTAATTCATCACGATTCTCAAGTAATAAAGGTTTATTCAATACTATTTCATAATCGCCATGTTGAGCTGGATTTACTGTATGTGAATCGGCTTGTCTTAACTCAATAATATTAGTATTCATCTATTAATATTATAATAAGATTTTTAAAATTTAATAAAAAACTAAAGTAAAAATTTAGACATAAGAAATCAAATAACCACCGTTTCCTACTTGAATTTGTTTTCCTACATATCCCATCATAAACAATTCAAGAGAGTTATTGTATTTAGAAGGATTGGTGTCAGTCTTTCCAGTTCTTGTAAATTCTATCTGAAGTTCTGTAATTTTATCATTAATAGAAGTTGCAAAATAGTCTTGACGACCAGATTCAGTTTCGTCATCGGCAGCACTTAAGGCGGCAGCATCTGCGTGAGGATTGAAGACTGAATATTCGTGTAAGTTAAGGTCTCCGTTTGTATCTACGGCGTGAGCTAATTTTCTCATAGTACCTTCTAATTTACCACGAGGATAGATGGCTCTTCCATTAACAAGAACATTAAAAGATTCTTGGAAGCCGTGAAGACTTGAGTATACACCATAACCTACTACGGCATTAGCATCAACATAACTAGATTTATCTTGATAAGTTTTCTTAACAACAAGACGACCGAGAGTTTTACCATTGAATCCCAATACTTTTCTATTTTGACTCTTTGTGTCTCCAGCGGCTACAGCGTCAATATTTACTCTATCCATTTCAATGTCTTCCCAAGAGGCGGCTTTGATTTGAGACACCATAGCCATAGCCTGTCTATCGTCCATTACTCTATCTACTGCTAAAAGGGGTCTGTTATTAGTTGTAGCAACATTATCATTCAATTGATATTTCTGGCGATTTCCTGAAGTTTCGAATTCAATAACAAGTCTTAATTGTTTAAATACTTTATCACTAAGAACAGGAACAACTCTTAACATATCAAATACTTCTCGAAGGTCATAGTATCCTTGTTTTACTGATTTAACATCATAAGATGCATCTAAAGTGTTTACAACTGGGTTTCTTACTTCAGTCTTTCTTTCGTGTTGGGCATTATCAGGATTAAATACATTAGTATATCCTACAGAATGTCTCTTAAGAAATCTATCTAAATCTGAATTATGTTGATTGGAATTTGAAAGAACATTCCAAGCCAACCAGTCATTAAATTCTCTTATTTCAGTAAGAACGGTTCTTCCATCTAAAAGACTTATATTTCTAATACTTCCTAAAGTTCCTACACTCTTGTGATATTCAGTAGCGGCACTACCAGAACGACCTACATTTAAAAGTTTAAGACTTGGTAATACAGAGCCGTGAATCCTAAATTCCGCACGACCAGCAGACTCATTTCCGACGAAAACACTTGGTTCAATTATATCAGGCTTAATCTGTTCGCTTGAATAGAAACTCATTTTAATACTATAAAGATATATTTTATTTTTTATTTTTTTTATGATAAAAAACAAAATTCAAACAAAAAAAAAGTTAATAAAATTTTAAAAAACATATTGTCTAGAGTTGTAGTTTAGTGTGGAAAAACATAAACATGATATATTGATTATTATTAGAAACACTTGAAGTAAGATTTACTGAAAATTTTGATTGACTTAGATCTATAGCTGATCCAAATTTTTGACCTAAACCAAAACATTGATTTCCCTTAATACAATTAGCATTTACTTGGTGAACTCCCATATTGTCTAAAGATTCTAAATATCCGTCTAAATACTCAGCATAGTCTTTCTGCTCATACTGAATCATTTGATTAGTTGCATCGTTCATCAAAAACTGAACACTAGTAATAGATGGAGGTTGTTCTAAAGCATCGGCTTCAAAGTGTAAAGCATTTTCACGACTCTGCTTGAGGAAGGATATGGATACACCTGTCGCCACGGCGGGCACTCTTGTTGATATATTAGCATTAGCCGACTGTAAAACACTCTTAATATCTACAACTGAATCCATAGAAACCTGTGGAACAGGGCTAGGAGCTACAGTATTAAAAGTTAATCTTAAATCAGTAATAGTGTATTTTGCAGTTGCTACGGCACCAATACCACACAAGGCATTTTCATTACGATTAAGATTCATAGAGATTCTTACTTCATTATTAACACGACTCATCTGTAAATTATCAGACATGCGGTTCAAGCAGATATATGGTTTAAAAGAAAAATCTATATCTTCAAATATTTGAGCAGCCGATGTATCATCTGATTCTCCTGCGGTAAATGCAATAGCAGAATCTACACTAGGAGCTTTAAGTTCGCATAAAGATGCTCCTGAATAGTAATCATTTGGAGCCTTAGTGGCGGTTTCAGTCATATTAACAAGTCTGGAATAGTTTGACTTAATATTTTCAATTACCTGACCATTTACCTCACAACGAATTCCTTCTATAAGGGCGTGGGCACCGACCTGAGGTTTTAAGTAAATACGGTCTGTGTAAGATGCTCTTTGACCTGCTGTAGATTCAACTAAAAGTTTTCCTTCAATTCTAATACTATTCCTAATTAAATTACGGTCTGTAGATAAAACAAAATCAACTGTGTCAAAGGCATTAAATCCTGTTGCTTTATTTGATTCTGGCTCAACGCTGTGAAAAATAATATTACTCATCTTTATAATATGTTATAACAATATTTTTTTAATAAAAAATATAATTATTTTAAAAAAAGAAAAAGGAGAAAATAGATTAATTAAACACTCTTAACAACTTCTTTGTAAATGCTGAAGTCCTGAATACCGCCACCGCCAGTTTTCTTAATTTCAAATTCAACCATCTTAAGATTCTGTTTTAATGGAAGAGGAACTGAAATTGCACTTAAACCAAAATTAGCACCACCGCCATCTGTAAATGAACCACGATTATCATTAGTAGTTGGAGTGATTCGACTGTATATTTTCTGAGCTACATTCTCAACAACTCTACCTTGATTCAATACCATTGTATTTAAAGCGTGATAGTAAAGTGGAGTATCTGGGAAAATATCTCTATCATATTGATTGTTATTATCTACAGCAACACGAACTCCTTCAGTAGCCCTTTTCTCTGAAAGTAAGTCATCATTATTATTCTTCATAAGAACTAAAGCATTAATAGCGTTTCCTTCAACTTCATAATTGCGTTTAAATACAGTTGAACCATTACCTTGGTCTCGTTCAACCTTATATTCTGTGAAAGAGATTTGGTCTGGAACCTGTGAAGGCATGTTATTAGAACCTATAGAATAAAGAACTAATTCAGCTTGTCCTAATGTAAGTGAAATATCATCGGCAGGAGTAATATCAGACATCTTTAATGCTCTTATCTTAACATCTACAAATCCTGCTCCTGCTGGAGTTCCTAAAGCGTTTTTGAAAGTAAGGGATACTTCACCATTTGTTTCATCATAAGTTATATTTGTAATTTGATTTTTATCTCCAGCGATACTAACTCCATCTAAATCTCCCTGTTGAACAATAACAGGCATACCTACATACCAAGGGATTCTTCGTTGGTAGTCTGGGTCATATTTTTTACTCACGGCTCCTGAACCTAATTTAAATACAGATATAGCGGAAGTAGTTGCATCATCAACAAGACGACCATTATTTTGAGTGGTAAAGTAATTTTCATTATATTCCTCCATATTAGCACTTATTCTACCCATATCCATTTCTAAATTAAGATTACATTTACCTAAACGGCGAGTATCGAACATTTGAACTTCACCTACATTAAGAATATCACTAAGAGGAATACGAACACTTTTATCTATATACCTACCTGTTTGTCCTGCTTCGGCACTAACATCAATAAGAGGTGAAGTAGTACCCCAGTCTTCATATTCTCTAAGACTCATAAAGTTATGATAAGTATTACCTAAGTATTTGTTTTGACTTTCACTGTAATTCTTAGTATAAAGTCTTAATTGATTTACATCTCTAAGTTCTTCAATACGACCTACACTATCAGAAGTAAGACGAGCATGTTTTACAAGACCTACAGCTGGAACAAATCTAGACTCGTCTGCTCCACCTACATCTACTTTAGCCTGAACATTCCAAATAGAGTCTGCCCATTCAGCGTCGGCATTTGCTCCACTAACACGAGCATTAATAGAAACATAAGATTTGCTTAAATCAAGCATTTCACCTTCAGGAATACGAAAATTAAGTAAATTCTGAGTTGAAGATAAATCTTCAGATTCTACACTGTGCACCTTAAAAACTTTATCCATTTTATATATGTATATAGAAAGATAAATTTTCTATAAAAAATAATTAAAAACATTTTTAAAAAAGTAAATAAATTCCTTAAGCACTTATTGTGAATTTACCCAATCAATATGTTTTTGAGTTTTTTTGTGTCTTGACATTCCATTTCCTCTGGTAAATATAGCTCCACACTCACACTCAATCTTTTCTTTTAATCTTTTTTTTATTTTATCTATATTTTTTTCACGATATTCTCTCGCCATTTTACACTTATGCTCTCTATTTTTAATATGGTATTCTTTATAATAATTTTCAGCATCAAAAACTTTTGTTGGTTGATGTTTATTCACACAGTCTAAAGTATCTATATAATGTTGTTCTCTTTTTAAAAGTTGTTCGATATTTTCACAAGGGTAATTTTCAATTAAAATAATTTTATAATCACCAAGTTTCATTATTTCACTACTCGTCATATATTTACCATTTTTAAAATCTCTTCTATGTCCAGTCATTCTACTACTTAAAGGTTGAATAGTTGATCCAACATAACACTTATCGGTATGAGGTGATATAATTTTATAGATTTTGCCATAAGTATATTTGTTCTCCATTTTTATAGATATGTTATTTTGTGTTTAAGTATGTTTTATAATTGATACTAAGCGCCTATCTGAAAGGAGGCATTAGAAATTTGGGGCAGACTGGGTTTTTTATGCTTAGCAAAAATGCCTCCTAAATAGGTCGACAAGCCAAGAACTAAGCCAATGGCTGAACCTATGGGGTCTTCCCCAGATTCTGCAGTTTCTTCACCAACTTCTTCACCTGCTTCTTTTAATGCTGCTTTACCTACACCTTTAGCAGCTGCTTTAGCTTCTTCTTTTCCTACTTGTGCTGCTTTTGCTAGTTCTCCTGCTAAATCTCCTGCTTTATCTTGGGCTTGACTTATTGCTTCGTTCTTAGCAATAGATATAACATTTTTTTTATTAATACCACCTGTGGCTAATTGAGCAATATTACCTGCTTGACCTAATGCACCTTGTGCTACTGAACCAGCGGTTTTACTAAAAACACTTGTTAAAGACTTTTGAGCCTGTCCTAATTCGTCTTCACCTACTCTTCCTAATTGACTTACTAATTTTGTTTCACCTTTCTTAACAAGTGTAGTTCCTACTTTACTTAATTGAGTTCTTGCTTTTTCAGCATCTCCTACTAAATCTTTAGGTTCTAATGTTTTTATTTCATCAAGAGTTCTATTTGCTTGATGAAGATTAAATTTTTCTCTTAATACATCATCACTAATATCTGAAGGTGTGGCTACTCTTTCGTTCATAAGTTTATCATATTTTTGTCTATATAAAGGGTGAAGTTCATTTGCTTCTGTCTTAACTGCTGAATTTAAAGCATCTCTTACAATTGGATCTGAATATTCTGATTTACTTATACTCTGAATACTAAAAGCAGGTTTTTCTCCTGATACTTCATCTAAAGTTCTTGCGGCTTGATTTAAATTAAATTGATTAGCTAGTCTTTTATCTCCACCAAATTCATCTAAATCCTTAACATATCTTTTACCTATTTTTTCTGTAAATTCCTTTTGTTGGTCGCCTGTTAGATTTGATATTCTATCTCTTAATCCTGATTTAATAATTCCTTCAGTTTTTTCAAATTCTTGTGGTAAAAGGTCTTCTACTTGTTGCTCTGTTATTTTTGCCGCTCCACTTACTCCCTCTTCAGGTACAGATGGTAATTTACTTTTTGCTTTATCAAGTAAACTTTGTTTAACTAAATTTTTATCTTCATTTAATTGATTAATAATACCTTTAGTTCCATTCTTCCTAAATGCTTCTTGATATTGTTTAGCCTTTTCATTAGTGAGACCTAATTTTGATAAGGCTGCCTTACCTAAACCTTTACTACCCTGTTTAAATAAGTCTACTAATGAATCTACACCTACTTGTTCAAAAGGGTCTGTGAATTGTGTAGTTTTTTCTTCTGCTTCTTTTTCTGCACCTGCTTCTTTTGCTTCCTCAGCCGCTTTTATCTGACTAAAACCCTGTATAGCCGCATTGTAATTTAGTAAAGAATCCATTAATAATATATATGTATATAATAAATAATTATGCCTAAAAAAAAAGTTAATCTCAAAAGATTCAAAGATAAAACAGATAAATTTGTAGTTAAAAAGAATAATGGTTTATTCGATTTGCCGTGCCGTCTTCAAATTTCTGCGGCTTCTGGATTCGGAAAAACCAGTTTGCTTCTAAGTTTAATGCTTTCTGAAGACGCATATTTAAAAGACTTTGAAGGGAGTAATATTTATTTATTCTCGCCTATGGTAAATGATGCTAAATTAGAGCATTTGTGTAAAAAAAAGCAAATTTCAGATATGAATATTTATACTGAATTCGATGAAAATTTATTATCTGCGTTGTATGATAAATGTTGTGAAGAATATGAAACAGAAAAACTATTAGATGAAACACCTCAAATGCGAGTCATAATCTTTGACGATGTAGCGTTTGAGGGGTCATTGGCTTCAAAAAAACAAAGTAATAATATAGTAAATAAATTAGCCTGTAATTCAAGAAAACATGGAATTTCACTTTTTTTCTTAACACAAGACTATTTTCAATTAAATAAAGTTTGTAGAAATAATCTTACAGGTCTTATAATGTTTAATATGAATAATAGATCTTTAGAACAAGCAGAGATAGAACACAATTACTTAGAAGATAAGAAAGCCTTTAAAGAGATGGTTAGAGGTAATCTTAAAGAAAAACACGATTTTGTTGTAGTAAATTATTCTAATTCTCGTGATGATGGTCTGTATCTTGACAAAGACTTTCAGAAGATAGGCTAGATTTACCTAATATAAAATCCTTGTGTTTTTCAGTTAAAATATGTCTAGCCATTTCTCTTCTACATATAGTAGCTCCACATTCACACTTGATTTTCTGTTTTCCTATAGTATCCCTCCATCTTAGTTGTCCTGCTCTTTTTTCATCAGGGCTTATATAAGGTCTAGTCTTATTAACAACCATTCCATTAACTAAACTATTCCTAACCTTTTCTATAGTTTGTCTTTCTAATTTTCTAGCATTTTCTAAATTAGTAGTGTAAAATTCATTTAGCAACTCTAATATACAATTATCAAAATTAAAATCCTTTGTCATACAAGTGTTAGACATTTTTAATTTATGACTACTAAACCTCTTTTGAATTGACTGTGATGTTAGACCTACATAAACATTATTATCGTCTAAATTAGTTATTTTATAGATACTATATTTTTTCAATTTCTTCATTTATATATAGTATACATTTTAATTTTATAAAGTAGAACACGCTAAATTTTAATAAAAAATCTAAATGAAAAAATAGTTAAGTTAAATTAATTCTTAGAATAGACATTTGTCTGGACTTCAATACTGTGGAGCATCTTATCTGCTAATTCTTCTTTCTCTTTATTCTGTGGAGGGAATAGTGTAGATATAACTATATGTCTTATCATACTTATTCCTAACCCATTCTTATTTAATGGTGAGAAGGCACTCTTAACTGCTTTAGTTAGTTGATTTGCAGTCATCATTTCTAATGATCTATTAAATAATAAAAACTTAGTCGGATTTACTTTTAACCACTTATTAAGTACAGTATTTAGTTTCTTACCTACAGGAATAACTTTATTATCAAATTTACCTTGTGTCTTAAATTCTCCTAAATGAAAGAACTTCTTATTCTGTCCCCTAATAACTAAATAATTCTGTTTCAATTCAGAATCCTTCATTTTATTATAATCTTTAATATTTATCATAGTCATAGAGTAGTCGCTCCGAAGGGGTGGGTTATTCTCAGGATCTAAAACATATAAACAAGTAATTACATATTTTTGAATTAAATCTAATTCAGATTTAGTAAGATTTTCTTTTTTAAATAAGCCCTTCACATCTATTTCTCGATTATAAGTTTTCATTACTTTCTGTAATTCTTCTAATGATGCCCAATTTTGTTTTTGCTTTTCGGTCTTCTCCTGAGACTTTTGCATCTCTTTTAAACTACTATCGAGTTCTTCCATCTCAACTCTATACTTATCTATCAAATCTTTGTCTTCGTTTTCTTCCGTCATCAACAACACTACGATTGTGGCGTAATAATTTTTTTTGGTTGATTTCGCTTTAGTTTCTAAAAACTTATCTACTTTAGACTTTTGTTTAATAACGTCTAAAGAGTATTCATTAGAACTATCTCCAATCTCTTTATTTAATTTTCTTAAATTTATGATATACATATTTAAAGATGAATCTTTAATATTTGGTCTTTTGCTTTTAATCTTAGAAATCAATTCGTCCATTATATATATAAAAAAGATATTTTTATTTAGTTTTATGCGATTTTAATAAAAAATAGTTTAGCATTCACATCACTCATTTAGACTTTTTTAGAGGTTAGAGGTTTGTAAAGAAAATAATGGAGTAAATCTATATTTTTTTATTGTTAGTTTCCTTCCTTGTAATCGCATAAAACCAAAAGGTTGCTACTTGGAGCCGATTTTTCAAGAAATTATTTTTGAAAAAAGTTTGAACTTTGTCTGAAAATAATTTCTTGATTTTTTCCCCTCAAGTAGCAACCTTTTTTAGGTGGAAGGCAGAAATCCAAGTGAGTGAGGTGAATGGTAAGGATTCCTTTTGTATCCCAAACTTTTTGAATGCGAACTTTTAATTTCTTTAAAAGGTACACATTATATATTTAAAATAAAATTGATTTAAAAATAAAATCTTTCTATAATGTATAACTTAACAATGAACTTTCAGGAAACTATTAATGTTGAGAATGCTAGATATTTAGAGGCTTTAGATCCAGATGACATCAAGAATATTATTGATGCAGATGGAGATTGGGAAAAACATAAATACCAAGACGGTGAAAAGTTATTTAGCAATATTGATAATCATATAGTTCAGTTAAAAAGATACTTGAGAACATCTATCAAACAGATGATGCAAAAGGATAAGATAAATAAAACATATCACTATTCATCAAACTTTCAGAATAGAGGAAGAATATTTTGTAAAGGATTTGGTGTTCAGAAATGTCAACATAAGATAAGGGGGTTTCTTATCAGAGATAGGGTGGTTGACTTAGACATGTGCAATGCCCACCCAACTATCTTACTTTGGATTATGAATAAAAATTTTCCTGAAAGTAAGGAATTATTTAAACCACTTCAAAAATATGTTGAAATGAGGGATACAACTCTAAAACTTATTCATTCAGATAGAAGGAAGGCTAAAGAATCTATTATAGTATGTATGAATTCAGGTAAGAAAACTAATTCCACTAATAGTCATTTAAAATTATTGGATAATACTTTTAAGATTATTCAAGATCTTCTTTGGAGTAAGTATGATAAATTAGATGATATTGCTAAAATCCACAAAGCCGATCTATCTAAGAAAGGTGTTCAGAATCCTAAAGGTAAATGGTTGAATTATATTTGTTCTATTAAGGAAAATGAAGTTCTTCAGAAAGCTATGTCTTTATTTCAAAAATCCGAAGTAGAGACACCTATGTTCGATGGTTTTACTTTAAAGAAGGAAGCATTTAAAGAAGATACAATTCAGAAGTTGAATGATTCAACTAAGAGATATGGTATTAAGTGGACTCAGAAAGAACATGACACGTCTATTCAAATTGACCCTGTAAAATATCAGGAAAATGTATTAACTCAGAAAACTTATGATATGGTAAAAGAAGAATTCGAAAAGAATCACTTTATGATTGAATTTCCTGTTATGTATTGTCGTGAAATAAATGTAAATGGAGAACAAACATATAGATTTTATACTAAACAAAACTTTAAGGAACTTGTTAGCTCTATTAAGTTTTCGGTTAATGGAGAACAACAAAAAATCCTTGAACCTTGGATTGAAGACCCAGATAGAAGGGCATATAGGGAAGTGAAATTTAGACCTACTCTAGATGAGGAATGTAAAGACTATTTCAATTCATTCAGAGGTTGGGATTACAATCCTACTGAAAACCCTAAAGAAACTGGTTTTGTAGATATTTTTAAGAAACAAATAGATGTTCTAACTAATTTTCACCAAGAAAGTGCTGAATATCTTATTAAGTATATTGCCCATAGTATTCAGAAACCTGAAGTAAGACCTAATTGTTCTGTAGTTCTAAAGAGTGATGAAGGTTATGGTAAAGATATGCTTCTTGACACAATCGCTTTACTTACAAACAGGAAATATATGATGAACACTTCAGAAATGAATGATATTTTTGGTAATTTTAATGTTGGAATCAGAGATAAGATTTATCTTGTTCTAAATGAAACCGAGAGTAAACACGGTTATGAAAACAAAGAAAAGATTAAGAATTACATTACAGAAGAAAAAACAATTATCAGAGAAAAGAATGTATCTCAATACGACCAAGATAATTATGTAAGACTTTGGATTTTATCTAATAATTTTAATCCTGTTCAAATATCTCCAAGTGATAGGCGATTTTCAGTATTCAAAGCCCATTATAAAAAACCAACTCGAGAACACTTTACTGAATATAGAAAACATATGAAGAGTAAAGAAAGTCTTAATGATTTGATGTATTATCTATTAAATGTAGATATTACTGATTTTGAACCAGATAGAGACAGAGTCATAACTGATGCTTACAAGGAAATGAAGACTCATAATATGAATCCTTTGTATACTTATCTGAATGAGATTCTATTTGAAAAAAGTTTCAAAGAAACATTCCCACACAAAGAACAAGCATGTCAATCGAAGAAAACTAATACAATTCTTCTGAAATCACAATGTTTATTTGATTCATATCAAGATTACTTATATAAAAACAATATCAATATCAAAATCGACTATAAATTAATGAAGAATATTCTTAGTAATATTGGTGTTCAACAACAGAAAAAGAAAGTAGCAGGGACAGTGTCAAATTGGTATGTCATTGACCCTGATGAATGTAAAGATATATTGAAAACATATATCGTTAAAGAAGAAATAGAAGTAATAGACCTAGATGACTACGAATAAATAGACCAAATATTTGGTTTAAATGTAGAGTAGACAACAGGTTTTTTAGGTTGCGTGGGAGGAGGCACAATTGGTTGCTGAATAGGTTTTACATCTTGCTCTACTTTAATAGTAGAATTATTTTTTTTAGTTAAATCACGCAGTTGCTTGATTTCATTTTTTAATTCCTCAATCTCATCTTTATTAGACTGAGATTTAGGTTGTGATTTTAATTCTTTTAACATATCTTTTAATTCTCTTAATTCAGATTTTAAGTCTGCACTTGGATCAAATGTTTTTGGCTCAGGCTCGTTAAATGGCTCAGGCTCAGGCTCGTTAAATGGCTCAGGCTCTTCAATTACAGGATCTAATTTAGCTTTGACTTCTTTAGTTATTTTCTTTTTTAATTCTTTCTTAGCTAATTTTTCTTCTTCTTTCTTTTTTCTTCTAGCCTCAGCATTTCGCCTTCTGGTTTCTAATGCTTTTTCTTTACCTTTAGCGAGATTAGCCATTAACTGGGCGTGTCTTTCAGCAGACATAGGAGGTCGTTTCTTTTTAGGTTGTTCTTCTTTGATTTCTTCAGGTTCAGGTTCAGGAGGTATTTCAACAATTACTTCGTTTTCTGCGTCCGACATATAAATATACTTTATATATTTTTTTTTTAAATAAAACTTTCAACCCAAGTAGAGCAATATTGCCTTATAAGTTCAACAAAATTAATATCTTCCCAATTCTCATCACTAGCCCTTATCAGACCATAAATTAAAATTATTTTTTTTTTTAGATCTAGAATCTCATTTTCTTTATTTTCAACTACTTCTTTGAAATGTTTAGCCATTTCAATGAATTGGTTTTCATTTGGTTCTTCAGCCATACTATATTTAAAGAAAAAACTATTCACCTCTATCCTTAATCAATAATGTTATTACACTTAATCCAGTAAGTATAATAGGTGAGCCATCTATTCTAAGAATCCTTGCTCTCCAGTTTCTAAGTAAAGCGTCTTGTTCTACATTGATAAAGTAAAGGTTGTTAGGTTCATATTCTGTTATACTTCCTTCAACTGTATTATTTGTTTTAGGAACGACAGCCACTATATTTTGTCTTGAACCAATACCAGCATTATAAGAATCAATCTTAACACCCATTAATTCTATGATATAACTTGTATTCGATAAAGTAGCTATGAATAGTTTATCGGCGATATGATCTGCTCCAATAAATAAATTTCCTGTCGAAGTGTGTCTAACTGTTTTTGTTGTTATGGTAGTATTATTATAACCAAGAAATGATGCAACAGTAGCAGACATAGTAAGTATTTGGTTCAGACCTGTATCTATGAGACCTCGATTGGGTGGTGGATTAGCGTGAAGAGTGTCAATATGTTCGCCATCTTCAACAGCTGTAGTAGGAGCAACCGCATCACTATAGGGGTCTATGTGATGAAATGCTTTTTTAACTGCTACACTACCAGCACCTCCTCTTTGTATAATAAATGGAAATAAACGAGTTCCCTGAGGAAAATCGAGTTCTTCTAACACAGTAGCTGCAACATCAGTAGACCTATATAGTAAAGCCTTTAGTTTTCCAGCATCAGAAACCCATTCAATATAGTCATTATCATTAGTGTTTCCAGCAACTGTTCCAACCGCCTCAGTTGAATCTTGTTCAGTTCCACCTTTAATTTTTGTAAAATAATTCTGAGAAGCTCTTTTAAATTCAATATAGTAAGTTTTTTCATTGGCTGTCATAGTAGTTTTATCTTTCCAGTCGTTAACAGGAACTTCTGACAATCCAAGTATGACTCCATTGTCATCATTTCCACTAGCATTATCTACAAAATTTACAATCTGTAAACGATGACTCATGCTCCCACCTGAAGCATTCCAAGGAACTAAAGAAGCATATTTCGCTCTATCATCAGTAGCATCGCCTATTTGTGATGTATACAAAGGGGAAGTATAACTAATATTATTATTTACAGATTGACCAGCACTAACTCTTCCGTCATTTCTAATAAAATTAGATGCTCTACCTGATATAATCACTTTATCATTATTAGATAATTCACAATTAAAAGAAACACCAAACCTTTGACCTGCCGCATAAGGAAAAGTTTTATTCAAATTATTCTTAATACTGTTAAAAAGGTCTTCTCTATTATTTTTATCATAATCGGCTTCATCAATTTGAACAGTAATTGTATTACCAGATATAGTATAACTAATTTCATTATTAGTTGCATCGACACTTAAAATACTTATTCTTTCATTAAAAGAAGCCGATTGTAATGCAATTTGCTGACCTTTCTTTAAAACAATATCAGTATCAATTTGATTATCTATAATTCCGTTCTGTTCGTCTCCGACTAATCTTATTAATCTCATCTTAATAAGATATATACATAAAAAAAATAAAGTTAAAAAACAAAGAAAATTAATTGGGTGTACCCAATACTGAAATATAAACATTTGTTAAATCATTCGAAGCTCCTGTGTTATGATTATTAAATCTTAAGTATTTTACACCATTCATATCTAAACCTGGATTGCCTACAGATTGACGGACTAAACCATAAACAACTGGGTAAAATTCACTATGAACATAAAAATGACTATTATCTTCACTTACTTCTATTCTTATACCATTTGAATTTAATGTATTACTATCTTCATACATATAAACAAGTTTATTATAATCACTTACATTAATAGAACTTGTAGCGGTAGAATTTGCTAAAGAACTATTAGATAAAACATTACCTTCACTACCTTTATTTTCTACAACTGCCGAAATTACTTTAAGATGTCCATTATTATCAACATTAAGGGCATCAAGATTGCCTCCTGAATCTCTACCATAGGCTAAGACTTGTTGTAATCCATTACCACCTGAGGCGATTTGACTATCATATCCTTGGTTTACTTTACCATCTAAAGAAGTTGTATCACCTGCGATTGTGGCGAGGCTTGTATTGCCAGTAGTCTGTAGAGCACTCGTAGCACTACCAGTAGGTAAAGCACTTGAAGAAATTACAACCGATCCTGTATCACAAGCAGTTATTTTACTATCAAGAGAAGTAGTATCACCTGCGATTGTGGCGAGGCTTGTGTTGCCAGTAGTCTGTAGAGCACTCGTAGCACTACCAGTAGGTAAAGCACTTGAAGAAATTACCACGGATCCTGTATCACAAGCAGTTATTTTACTATCAAGAGAAGTAGTATCACCTGCGATTGTGGCGAGGCTTGTGTTGCCAGTAGTCTGTAGAGCACTCGTAGCACTACCAGTAGGTAAAGCACTTGAAG